AGAGAACCGAAGTCCTCTCCGTAAAAATAAACAAAATTAATTATCCGTTGAATCCGATGCTGTCCAATATTGGTAAGCAAATGTTACCGCATATTCTTCAATTACATCATTTTGACCCCAATCTAAATCGATTGGTGCCAAATCAACAGGAAACATTCCAACAAAATCATATTTCTTGATTCTATCGCCTACTTTACCAAATTGAGTTACAGCAGCATCAACTGAATATTCAGATGGTGAACCTGCTGTTGCACTTCTAATATTACCAGCATGTGCGTTGATTGAGTTCATCCATTGTTCAATCGCACGTCTGATTAAGAAGCTTTCATCATTGATAATTTGTACTGTCCAATCAGCAAATGTTCTATTTCCAGCAAACTTAACTTCACGGCCAAAATAGTAAACAGGAACAACACCAATTGTAGAACCTGGTAGTTGTGCTGACTTAGCCAAGAAGGTACTTTGTTGTGAAGCCGCTATAGAATTATCTGTTAAAATTGGAAAATTTAAAGAAACTTCAAACAGGTTAGGACGAGCTCCGTCCCCAACCATATTTGACCTAAATGATGATACGTTAAATGCCATTTTTTTCTCCTATCGTTGTATTATTTATTAGAACTGTCCAACGACTTCACTAAAATTAACACCAGTTCTTACTGCTACAAAATTCAACTGGATAAAGTTAATTGAGCGGGCAGGTTTGATATAAATGTCACCAACAAATTGGTTAGAATCAATAACTTGTGGTGTATTGTTTGTTGCATCACAAACTACACGGTAGTCATAGATTCCACGGCGACCTTGGATATCACGTAAGAACGGAGTTACTAGAGCAACAAATTGAGCACGGGTAAATTCATCATTAAATTCGAATAATGAATATTTAGATGCTAATGAAATTGCTTTTTCCAATACAATAAACAATCTACGGACATTGATTCTATCAAATGCTGAAGGTAAAACTTGTAATGTTTTGTCACCGTAAAGAATAACACCGTTGCCAGGGAATACACAAACAGGATTAACACCAAGGGCGTAAATTGAATCACGTTGAGTTTTGTTTGGATTCCAAGCTAAACGAACAACATTCTTTAATTGACCACGGTTGAAACCAGCAGGTGACCACCAAGCATCACGAATTGAATCTGTGTAAACACAAAGACCAGCAGTATCACCATTTAATGGAACAAAACGGTAAGTATTATTGTATTTGTCAAACATATATTTCCAACCAGAATCAGCGAAAGCATATGATGTTGAACGAGCTAGTGCTGTAGTCCAAGCAGTAATTGAGGTAACTTCGGAACCAGGATTATTAATAACAGCTGATGATGGCGGAGAAATAAATGCTACACAATCTTTTCTAGCGTTTGCAATGTTATCAATAATATATTGTTGTACGTTTGCAGAAGCATCACCAGTAATAATCAATTGAACATCAGTTTCATCTTGGTTTGAGAAATATGAAAAACCAACTTGAGTATTAGCTTCATTTGGTTGAGAATCTGCTCCACCAGATAAGGCAAATGTTTGAATTGTATTAACTTGTACAAATGATGTTTGAGCTCCAACTCTACCCCAACTTGCATTGGTTGTAGCATAACTAATTGGGTCAATAGCGTAAATGTATTTTGAATTATTAAAAATATAATTTTTGTAATAATTTGAATTGCCTAATGAATCTTCAGCATCAATTGCTTTAGATAGATATGGGAAAATTTCAAGAACTGTATTTTTAGTACCTGTTAATAAACCACCAGTGTCCATAACAATAACGTGCATTTGGTCATAAGCACCACCAGCAGCAGCTACTTGAGTTGAAGTGTTTGGTGCAGATGCAAAATATGATGCTACGTTAATACCATTAACTTGCCATCCTGAGAATGATGCGTTTGCACCAGAATCTAGAACAGAAACAGTTATTGAGTTACCTAAAGAACTAGGATAACGAGCAGCAAAAGGACCATAATTGTTAGAATTGTTGTTATTTAAATTATTATATTCAAAAATATCTTTGTTATCAATTCTGAAACCAGAAATACTAGAATTAGCAGTAGCGTTTTTAGAACCAGAACCAGCAACACGAACAACATTCAAATTATTACCGTATGCCAAGAAAGAAGCAGCAGTAAAGAATGATGTGTATGTGTTAGAATCAGGTGCACCAAAACGATTTACTAAATCAATTTCTGATGTGATTTGAATTCTTTTATTAACTGGACCCCACATAAAAGGACCAGCGTAAGCACCGGCTGTAGTCAGAACTGAAGGAACGACTGTAGTTAAGTCAACCTCTGCTACTGATACGCCTGGAGAGATTTGGAATGCCATTTTTTATCTCCTTGATTAATTTGTTATTGGCAGTTATAATACCATAATGATATTTATGTAAGAAAACATTTACAGATTTTTTAAAGCATCTCGAATGAAACCGGAATAAACTTCACCGGCACCTGCAACTTCCCAAACGTCACCGTCAAATACATCAAAATCATTTTCCAATCCATTTTCAATGATTGGTGCAGGCAAAACTTCTTCGTCAATCTGATTCATATTTTCTAATTGAATCTGTTTACGAATGTCGTGATTTACAATTTCTCTAAAATACTTTTGAGTGGTTGCCCACGCAAACATTACTAAGCCCATCACCATATCATCATTGGCATCAGATTCAGCCGCAAATGAAGTTTTATTGGCAACAAATGTAGTCAATTCAGAAATCGTATCGAAATCATTAATGACTAATTTATTACCTTCAATTAAAGTCTTTAAATTGGAACAACCAATTCGTTTAACAGCAGGTGACATTTTGACACCCATCTGTATACCTCTAGCAAAGCCAGCAGAAAGTTGTTGAGGTTTTTTATTACCCGTAAACACTTTGAATAAATTTTCATATTCAAGGTCTTGATGAATAATATCTGCTACTTGTGGATTGTTATTTATCTCAACCAATATGTAGGCATCATTATAAAGTTTAGCTGCATTGTATATAATGGTCGGAAATAGTATTGGAGATATCGTGGAACTCTTATAGGTCGCTACCTGCTGATAAGGTGTAGTAGAGATATCGATTACAGAAAAAGTCGAGGAGTCGAGATTCCGACCTTCCGATACGTCAACCCAAATAGCATACAGATGGTCTTTGATTAATCCCTCACCATCATCTTTAACAGGATGAGCATATATTTTCATACTATCATGTTCTGCAACAGGTTGTTGATATGCTAATTGTTGTAATTTAGTACCAGCAATAAGTGTATTTGTTGAACCTAAGAATTCGGTTTCAAACTCTTGTCGGAACTGGTGTTCAGATGTATTTCGTATTGTTTCTTCTTTCCAAGCCTCATCACGACCTGGAATCATAGACCAATGAATTTCAAATGGTTTATAGTTGTTACGTTTGTTAATTGCATCCATCCAAATCTTGTAGAACAAGTTCATACCGTTTGGAGTTGATACAATTAGAATTTTGGTGTTAGTACCAGCAGTAATAACTGGATAAACAGAAGTGAAGAATTCGTAAGCAATATTAGTAGGTACGAAAGCAAACTCGTCTAGGAATACAATGTTGAAAGAACCAGAACGAGCAGCTGATGATGATGTTGATGAAGCAATAATAACTGAACCATTTTCTAATTCAATACGACCTTTGTTCCACTCAACAACACCTTGTTGTAACCACATTGGTAAGTTTTCATAGGCCAATTGTAGTTTGTATAAAATACCACGAGCAGTTTCACCACGGTTAGCAAGAACAGCAACGTTCTGTGAATCTTGAAATAATATTGTCCAAAGTAAATAGGCTACTGCCGTAGTGGTTTTACCAACTTGTCGAGGACATTTAGTAATAACAAAACGATTTTCATGAAAGACACGAATCATATCTTTTTGGAAATCATACATATTAAAAGGAACAAGACCGTGGTCTAGTGTAATAATTTTAATATATTTGGCAAAATACACAGGGTCTTTTGAACACTTGATATATTCTTCAACTTGTTCCTCAGTAAAAGGAACTTTAACTCCTACCCGTTTGAGTAGGGGGTTATCACGATACGAATCTTTTTGAGCCATTATTTATATTTTGTAGTGTTTATTTTTACTTGTTTAGTTTCAGGATTATATGCAACGTGATGTGCGTGTAATTCCACATCAGGATGGTCTTGTTTGAGTTTAGAAAAATGTTGTAAGTTCATTTCTGAATCATCATAAAGATGTACTTTTTTATAACCATTTTTCTTAATTAAATCGGAAATAACTTTACGTTTAGCTTCACCTGGAGTACCAGGAGTATTGCCTGCTCTACGAACATGTATTTCTCTTGTGTTAATACCATGTTTACCTAGTTCATCACCAAAACCTTTTTTGTCATCAAGGTCAGAACGAGCTGTAACAATCTCCACATTCTTATTATTTTTGTGAATTGCTTTTAGTTTTCTAATCATCTTATGTATTGGATGAGCAGATTGTTTAAATATATTGGTTGATTTGAAATCACCAAAATCGTATGAATGACCTTTTTTTAATTTATGATTATTAAATTCTTGGTTAGTAAGAGATTGAACTCTATTACCATGTTCATCATTCACATGAACTTTTACTTTAGAATGGTCATGATGAAATAAAGTTTCATCCAAATCAAACGCATGAAGTGTGGTTGATTTAGGGTCTTTACGTTGAGATTCTTCTATAATAAAATTTAAAAACTTTAACATTTACTTTCCTTGAATAAATTTTGACAATTCTGCCGTGCTGCCAACAAAAATTGCTTTGTCTATATTTGTTTGACTAACTTCATTTTTCTTATCCATCTCACGCATTTGTTTTTGCATAGCAATTAATTCTTTATTGGCATCAACTACATTTTTTAGAATACCACCAAATACCTCAAATGCTCTAGGATGTTGACCTGCTTTTGCGATTTGTAAAATTTCATCCATGGCTTCTTTGCCTTGGTCAATAATATCTTGCAAATTATCTTTTGATTGGTTATAGGCATCAGTCAAATCATCTTCAAGATTCAACTGTTCTGTTGATGGTAATTGTTTTTTAACTACGTCAGGCAATTTAGCTTCTTCACCAATAGGTGTAACATCTAATATGTTAGCCATAGATTCATCAAATTTACTCATGTTATGTTTGGAAATTCCGTTATAGTTTCTGTGTATGTATAATTACTGTTTGCATTGGCATTGCTTGGATTAGGAGTAATATCAATCTTGGCCACTTGCAAAGGTTGTATATAATAAGAATTAAAATACCATTTGGTGTTTGTCGATGAACCTATAATAGGTAATGTAGATATAAAATTACCAGTTATATCAACAAGAGTTAATTTATTAATTCCTCTTTCATGCCTGACAACTTTGCCGGTTGCTGTAGCTGAATTTAAAGAATATCCTTGATAAACTATTTCATCGTGCCTAAATTTCTCAAAACCTCCACCAGAATTTAAATTAAATATAACTTCTGAATTATCTAAATTAGTATCATCGTATATATTAGTAATAGAACGTTTGATGATACTTGATGATGATGAAGCACCAAATATGAATCCTTTAACTGTAAAATTCAATGTCCAAATAATCATACGAGTATCAGCATCTCTATGACCTTCGTATGTTACTTCATAATTTGTTGTATCTAAAACAATAGGTATCTCTTTAATTATACCCATTTCAGGAATAAGATTTAACTTAATTGTATAATCTGGAGTAAAAAATGGTAAAATGTGTTCGATAATTTGTGTACCATCTTCAATATTTCGAACATACAAATACAATGAGAAATTAAAATTATATGGAACAGGATTATATTGGGAAATTATTCCCGTTGAAGATGTAGCAAAACTCTTAATGTTTGTATTTTGTTTACGGGAAGCATCATAAGAAAGACCTGTCATTTCAAATGATAATCTAGGTAAAGTGATTTGTACTTTTTTAGACAAATCTGGATCTTCCTGTAAACGCATAACATAGCGTTCTTTAGTTGCATATGCAAGAGGAACAATAATTCTTTCTTGTTCAGTACCATCTTGATTATAACGAACCAAAGGAATAGAATCAAATATGTTACCAAATCCAGTAACAATTTTTCTAATAACTTTATTATATTGTGGTGTCATAATTATAGTCCACCAAAAGGATTATTTTCTGAAAAATCTGAAAATCCATTGCCTGTTGTATTGATGTAATTGTTGTCATACACTTCATGTGCAGGTTTAGAATATAATGGATTTAACGGATTAAATGATGACAATATATAACGTGCATTGCTTGATGCACCAATAATTGGTAATGTGTATCCAAATTCACCCATAATATTTGTTACTGACAATGTGTTAGAAGATGGAATCCAAGATTGTACAGTAGCAATCGTTGTAGCATT